AAAATCTTTTTTCAACATTTTACTGTTATCAGCTGCTAGCATAATTGCTTCAATGCTGTTAGCTATCTCGTTAACTTTATTAACATTATTGTCATTATATATTGCCCATTTAAAAACATATGGTATTATACCATAATTATATTTAATATATTTTTCTTATATTCCGCCTAAATCTATGCTATAACTATCATCTGCATTAAGTAACGCAACAATATTATCNCTATTAAAGTCTANTACATCCAGTTTATCTGATAAATTTGCAACAAGTATTTTAAAAGTATCAATATTATCAGCGACAAATTTAATCGTGTCATACTCAGTTTTATCAAGCATCGAATTTACTGTAGTTTTTGGTGTATATGAACTTACTACTCTTTTCATACAAATCCTTTACATTCTAGTTTATTACCACTTACAAGGGATCTTCATTAATTATACCAAGTATTTTAGCATCATTACAACTTTTAATAAACATATTATAGTAGTTTTGTGCTTCTACTAAATACTCTTTGCCCATACCAGTATATACTCTATATCCAATATATTTAAATAATGCTTCATATAATACAGGAGGTATATTTACATTAATAGAACTTAAATCATCATTCCATTCTATTTTATCAGGTGAAGCATCATATACAACAAATAAAGCGTTTCCTTCAACAGCATTTGGAACCTGTAAAGTGTTATAACTCGGTGTTAATATAGATAAAGCATCATTTTCAGAATTTAATTCATACTCTTCACCTTTTTCGTTATATACACCTAATATATAATTAAATACAGGTATATTTATATGATAAANAGTTGTATTAGTCTGTAAAGGTATAATAACCTCTTCTGTGCGTAGATTAAACCTTTTATATAGCTCTACTAAACCAAGATTAATATATGTTAATATAGCTTTTTCAGCTTTAATCACTCTATCAGGGTCATTACTATCTAAATCTTCAGATAAACCAGAATTAGCAAGATCGCTATATTTAACATATTCAATTACATCTTGTACTGTCATAAATACCTCCTTCTATTTTATTATACAGATTATACTATATAAGAACTTAGTGAACTGTCTATGTCTTGATCATACACAGGATCGTACCATATAACATCATCTTTTTTCCTAATAAGTTCTACTTTTTCTGGTTCACTAGGTGCATACACATTAAGCATACCCATCATAGTAATTAAATCACAACCATCATCATGTCCTGAACCAAAACCTTCATAAGTAGTATATCGTAACTCATTTAGTAATTCTTGCATATCAGCTGTATTTTTTAAATCTTCTGCAAACCAAATTTTACCGTTTTGAAAATAAGGAACTACAATACCTTTAAACCTATCAAATTTTTTAACACCTCCACTAGAAATACCTTCACTTGTTTTACCTTTCTGTCTAGCAATAGTAAAATACTCATTACGTTTAGCCATTATTTGCTTTACTGCAAATATATGTGTTTTCTGTTGTCCATCTATTTCTATACCCACTTCTATATTACCTGTATATTTTTTATATCTATTAACTAATCTAAACAACTCCATATACTGATCTACAAGCTCTAGTTTCTTTAAACTTAAATCCACTAACATCCAATCTTCATTACTATTAACAGCCCATACAGCTATGCCACTAAAATCGTTACCTTTTTTACCGCTGGTAGTAAAATCCGTGGTTATGTACCAATTATATTCAGAACCTTTAGCTAACACATCACCTCTACTAAAATAATTTAAATAATTATCAGGTATTAGCCTATCTTCATTACTACTAATACGCAGCATAAGCTCTTGCATAAATGTTCTTAACTTATTTTCTTTTACAGCAGCCCTATATTTACGCATAACATTCTTATAGCTATGCCTACTTTCCCAAACTCCTACAAAAGTATCTTCTGTAGTATCTAAACTGATTTCTTGCATATAGGAAATACGACAGGTACCCAAGCACCACTTTCTACTCTACTATACACAGGGTCTTTTTTATTATACGGAGTACCTATGATAATAGCAAAACTACCTCCTCCATGTAACGCTTGTAACACATCACTATCTATAGTAGATTCTATATTACTAATAGTAGCTTCACTATTAGCGTCTGTTTCACTAGGAACCAAGTCATCGAATATAGCAAATTGAGGTCTTTGTAATCCTGATCTAGTTCCTCTTGTACCTGTTAAAGCGCCAACACCCTTCATAGAAAACATACGTTTACTTCTACCAGCTACTTGCTCTTTCTTCTTTCCACTGGCTATAGCCCTATTATACTCTGCTATTTCTTTATTGGTTCGAGGATGTCTAACTAATTCTATTACTTCATCAGTAAATCTATAAGATTCAAATTGACTGATTAGCCATTCACTTTCTAAGAATACACGCTCTATTGTATTTAAAGTAGTTTTAACGTTGTTACGCATGCTATCTCCTACATACAATCCGTAATTAACTTTACCATACCCAGGTATTTCACCTTTCCATGCCATAAACAAAGGTAAATAAGTTCCTATCAATACAGACTTAGCAAATTCCCTGGTACACATAACTGCTGTTTTACCTTTTAAGCGTGTATAATCAACACCTCGTTGCTTATAATAATATTCAACATTAGGCTGTTGAAATATAGTATCTATTAAAAAATAATGAGCCAAAGGATTAGCATTCTCAGGTTCTTCTCCTAGAACTAACCTAATAAAATTAAAAAATTCAAAAGCTGCCGCACTAGGTATATAACCATTAAACTTTAAATCAACATTATCTAACAACTGATCTACTGTTAAAGGTAGATTAGCTTCTACCTGTAGTTGAGCATCAGGTGTTAACTTAAACATCTTCTACCTCTACATCTGTAAAGGTATCTTGTTTACTTATTTGAACATTTAATTTTTGTATTTCTTCTATACTCATACCGCTTGCTAACATCTTCTGTTGGTTTAACGCAATAGTTCCTATATGTTCTACTAATCTAGCTTGTTGTTGTTTACTTTCTTCATCTAACCCTATCTTAATATTAACATTACTATCTTCGGTAGGCTTAAGCTCTCTTATCAGAGTTTCTGCTGCTTTTTGTTGAACAGTTGGACTTACACTTGGGTCATTCATTAATTGTGCTGTTTTCATTATAGCATTATGAAGTAAATGTCTATGTATTAATTGTACAGGTACTGTTGCTACTTTTCTAATTTCAGTAACTAACTGACTAGCGTTATATCTGCTAGCTTCTCCTCCTATATGCTGTTTATTTTCACCTCTATCTAGTCTAGCCTGTAGTCTCTCAGGAAACACTTTAATATATGCATCTGTTAAAGTATTGCCGCTCTCTACTAGCATAAAAAACTTTAAAGCATTAGTATATTTAGGAATAGACCAACGATTATTTTTTTCTAATATATTAAAATAATTAACATATTGTTCTAAAAACACTTCACCATAATCTGGATCTTCTACTAATTTATTAATCTCATCAACCACATCTTGATTAATTAGATGTTTCTTTTTAACACCTACTTGTTCTTGTAATAATTCTAATGTTACTGCCATTTACTATCCTTTTTATTATCTGTTGTTTTACACCTATTCTTACAAATATATTTTTGTAAATTCTTATTGCCTTTCTTGAACCAGTAAGGATACTTCTCTTCTTTACCGCATACTGCACATTTAGAATACTTGTTTTGTTTCATAATTCATTGTTTTCCTTTAATTATTTTAAACACATTATAACATAGGTTATTTTTTTTTTGTAAATAGTTAATGATTTGTAAATTAGTGAAAATTCTATACAACAATTTAAATTTTTTTGTAAATGATCAGTGATTGGGTTGGTGGATACAACAAACTAAATTACTCCCCCCCTAGTAACCTGATAGAGTTACTTTATTTGGTTGGCTCTATCATAGTATAGTAGAGTATAGCACAGTATAGTATAGTATAGAGTACATCGTATAACCTATGTATTCTATGGTGTATTATACATCAGTACACTATTAGCTGATAAAATATTCAACTAGTAGCTAGGATACTCTACGGAGTGTCCAATGGTACTAGATTACCACTAGATTACCAACTGTTAGCCTACAGAACCAAAGGGCAAATGCTTAGGAACAAAGCATTGAAAGGATAAAAAAATGTTCAA